CGTCATGCTCACCATTGCTGAAAATGAGGGAATATTGGTTTTTGGGGATGAATGGTATAATTGCATGGTACGAGTAAAACAATTACTGAAAGGCGGTGAGTGATGGATAAGCTAGAAAGAATACAAGCAATCTTAAATGATGATGATTACCCTATTGATGAATATAATTTCCCAGCATTAGCAACAATAGAAATAACAGCAACAACAAAAAAGGGAAAGGGGCCTTACGCAACAATAGTAATAACAGATTTGGAATTAAAATCTTTTAGCCAAGGATATGATTATTGTTCTGGGTTGCCACACTACAGTATTAATCTACTGGCATCAAGAGAACTAGTACTAGCACTGCAAAAAGCACTGAATATTAAATAATAAAAAAAGGACAAAAAAATGAATGGTGAAAAGGGGATTAAAGTATAATGGAATTGCATGTTTATGTTTATACAAATGATGATCGTCGTAAACGTTCTGTTGGTGATGTTATCAAACCTGGTTATTATCCGCAAGGGGGTGAAAGTTTTATTTTCAGAAGTATGACCCTTTGTGTCAAAGATGTTTACATCGATTACGATGCTATGGTTTACAAGGTGATATGCGATGAAGTCTAAAGATTATATAATTGTTCTTGTTGTTATTGTGACCTTAGTGATGTTCGGGGTCTACTTCGGGCATGTAACCACGAACGAGGTTTGGAAACGATGCTTGGTCGAGGATGGTCTTGCTGAGTATGATGAAAACGGTGAATGGAGGTTAAAGAAATAATGATGCACACAAATCATTTTGATATTACAGAGATCAACCAGAAGATCAACTCCATGTGCGATGAATCAATGCAAAGGTTTAGTGATGTTGTAGAAAATTGGCAAAAACAAAAAGGTTCAAAGAAATGAGCCAAGTAAATGAGATGATCGCTCTATTGGATGACCTAACACCATCCAATAAAAAGATGGTCGAGAAATACATTCGCCAATTGCATTCCAGGGCTGTTGAGTTAAATAAGGAAAATAAGAAGCTTACTGAAATCAGCAGCGATGATATTAAGAAGAAGCTCACTTTGATGCCAAAAGAGCAATTAATTAAACATTGTCTTCAATTAAGACGATATAACCATGAATTAGTACGGAGATTAGAGGAATGATCTATTTCATTACTGGACAGCCTGGAACAGGCAAAACAACATCAGCAAGTCGCATTAAAGAGGAAATACTTAACCGGGACCCGGATCGCAAAGTATTTATGCTTGACGGTGATGTTGTACGTAAAATGTGGCCACACTTAAAATACAGCCAATTAGACAGAGCTAAAAGCCTCTCCAACGTTTTGGCGTTAGCTATCCATTTTGGTGGTGTTTTAGAGGGTGATGTTATTATTTCAGTAGTTGCTCCAGTGACAAAGTTAAGATATCAGTTCCATCAAGTGTTCGAGCCGAATATACTCGAACTAAGGCTTGATGAAGTCTTTGAGGAGAGAAATCCAGAATGGTATCCTGAATTCGAACCCGATTTACCTGATCTTGTTGAAGCTCATTATTATGGGATTGAAGGTTTAGAGGAAATTTTGAAAAAAATCAACTATGGAGATTACGATGCCTGAAGTATCTGAAGAAACAATGACCCAGATAAGAAAAGGGATTGATTGGCGCGAAGATGGTGATTACTGTTTTCATTATTGGAACGATTGGCACAATTCATTCGAGTCTGAATTTATCTTAACTTCAAAAGGTTTAGTTTGGGAAATGCCAGAAGGTAAGACTTACGATGATCTCCCATTCTTTTGTGGGCAGCAATTTGTTCATCAATACGAACAAAGCCTATGGGTTATCCAAGCTATTGATTTTAAGCATTATGAAGATGCTGAGAATTTGTTTTTAATAAACTTCACAATCAAAAAGCTTTCTGCGACCTTAATCACGCTTCATTTGGATAGTTACAACCTAATGGCTAGCTATACCGAAAAACCGACCTGTAAAGACTGTGGTTGTGATGAAGTGGAATTAACTCGGGAAATGCTAGAAATTACCCATTGTGGTAATGGCGGAATGCGCGAATTCCTACCAAGTCGAGACTACCAAATAAAATGTGGACATTGCAATGCAATTCGCCATGTCGGTATCCCATTGTCTACAGTGGATCGCTTATTACTCTTTGTTCAAAGATTATCCACTGATGACCTTGAGAAAGTTAAGAGTGGTTTAGACTCTCTTATGATCGCACGTAGCATAAAAGAATGTGAACACACCCATATAATAAACGGGGTGTGCCAAAACTGTGGCAAGAAATTTACTTTAACTGAAGACAACGGAGATGAATATGACAACTGATGAAAAGAAAAAATTAGCACGTTACGAAACCCTACAAAACGAAGCCATGAGTCGCCTTGAAAAAATGCCACCAGGTACGAACTGGCCACTTTCCCGAGTTAGTAGTTATGGATTGTTCTTTTCTATTGCTGCTATCTGTCTTACCACAATCATGTGTGTAAAAATGGTTCTTAACTTCCTACTTGCGGTGATGTGATGACAGCACTTACAACAGAAGGTTTACTTAAAATTATTGAGGGTAAGGATGAAAACATAAAAGAACTAAAAGAATCCTTAAAATGGATAACAGAATGCTTGGAGGATCATTGGGTAACTCACAACCCAACAATTCAAAAGCAAGTGGATAAAGCAAAAAGACTTTATGAAGAAGGGGCACGTACTGTCACAAGTAAGAAAATCGTAAAAGCTCAAGATGGCGATTATGGTATGATTTTGGATGCTGATGGCAATAAGGTAAACTCCAAATGGGCTCAAGCTAATTTGGAAACCGGTTTAGTGCGGGAATATGAAACCGTTTCTAAATTAGTAGATAAAATATACAAGAAACCGCTTCGCTTTATACCTGTTAGTGACCCTGAATACGTTGAGCTTATGAGCCAACCAAAACCAACAAATAACAGAAAATAATGATTAATTATCAAAACTGTTTATAATAGTCATTAGTTATGAAATTTTTAGGAGTGCGTTTTGGAAGAGGAATTGAGTGAGGGTGGGGTTAAATCATATTGTCGGTATTTAGTCGATATGGCTTATTGGAATCCAAGAAGTCCCCATGATGTAGCTTTACTTTTGAAGGAAATACAATCGAGGAACTTGAGTCACCAGATTGATTATGACGGCGACACCCAAGAGTACACCGCATATGTATGGGTAGAGCAAACTAATGATCAATTGGAAAAATCATCAATTGTAGAATATAGTCATCAAGATAAGTGTTTATTTTACGCAATATCAAAAGCAACAGCAAAGATGGTTAGGTATGCAATTGAGGATTAATATATGACAAAACAAACCAGGACTAAGAGTCGCAAAAGTGGCTCTCAATTGACCACCAACAATTCACAAAAGACAATTAAAGGTGATCATGAAAAAGTTGTCAACTTAGCATCCAAGATTGAGAAATTAAATTATTTAATTAATAGCAATGGGTCGTCATTTCCGAATCGCGGTAATTTTGGTACTCTTCAGGGAATGGGGTTTGATGGAGATCGTGACTTATACGATTCAGTTGGATGGAACAAAGAGATAAGTTTAGAAACATACCTTTCTTATTACAAAAGGGGTGTTGGTAGAACTGTTGTAAACATTAAGCCTGATTACACATGGAATGGTCGTATTGGTTTGCGTGAAAAAGGCAAAGTTAACAGTGATTTAACCTTGCAGTGGGATAAACTTGAACGACAATTTGGGATTACAAATATATTCAACAAAGCAGACAAATTGGCAGGAATACTCCAATACTCTGTTATTTTAATGGGCCTTGATGATAATAACGCTTCTGAACCTGACAAACCAGTTCCATTACAAACTGATGAGGAAGGTATTCCAGAGAAAAGAAACCTTCTTTTCTTGAAAGTGTACAGACAAGACCATGCTGATATTTTGAAGATCGACGGTAATGTTAGCTCCCCGCGATTTGGCAAACCAGTTACCTATCAAATCGACACGCTTCAATCTGAGACAACAAATGCAAGTGTAACACCAACCAATGGTTTAGTTGTTGAAGATTCCGATGGGAACACAGGTGTTAAACCTATCCCTAATAACGTCAAAACAATTGACGTTGACGCCACACGTGTTGTTCACATTGCGGAAAATATCCTTGAGGGTGAAATATACGGAACCCCACGTCAAGAAGCTTGTATGAATTATCTTCAGGATCTTGATAAAATCACCGGTGGTTCTGGTGAAATGTATTGGCGTGGCGCTTTACCTGGCTGGTTTTTCTCAGTTGACCCAACTGCTGATTATGTACAAGACGACATCGATGCAATGGACACCCAGATCGATAATATGCTGCTTGGTCTAGAGAGGTACATAAAAGCCCAAGGTGTAACACCAACCCCATTAGCTCCACAAATCTCAGACCCCCGCCCATTTGTTGATACACAATATCAAGGCATTTCAGCTACCACACGTATCCCAATGCGTATTCTTATTGGTAGTGAATCGGGTGAATTAGCCTCCACCCAAGATGCAGATGCATGGGATAGTGAGATCGATTCACGTCGTAATCTTGATTGTGAGCGTTGGGTTCGTGATTTGGTTGATCGTTTTATGGCATATGGTATTTTAAACAAAGTTCAGGATTATGAAGTTGTTTGGCCATCTATCAATGCTCAAAATGAAGAGCAGCAGTCTAAAATCGCCCTTAACCTTTCACTTGCTCTTAAGAATTACACAACATCACTTAATCCTGATCGTGTAATGCCACGCGAAGAGTTCTTAACGAGAATTCTTATGGTTCCAGAAGATGAAGCTAGACAAATCGTTGAAGCGATTGATGAAACATTCAAAGAAAGTGTTTTTGAGGAAGATACCGAATCATTAGAATCAGCAGAAGAAAAACTTAAACTAGTAGAAACGACAAATAATGCCAGACTCGAAGCGTGATCCTTCAGGGACAACCACGATAATTAATCAGGCGGTTAATAAAGTTAATCGCAATTTTGATAGATTGAGGAAAAACATCAATGCGACTGTTCGTGATAATAATGCGTTTAGTCTTGGTGATGAAACACCCTTATTTACTATCAATCAAAATGAAACTGAAAAAGTTACTGCATTTCAATCATGGCTATCTTCCCAAATCAACGATGAAGTTTTAGAGGTTGATGAATCTGGTCGTGTCACTTTTGTTGATGATGAGGCTAACGAAGCTTTCCAAAAAGGTCGCTTAAGAGCTCAAAACGAAATATCAGTTGCGACTGGTGCTAGCGAGGCAGGTTTTCCAATTTTAGGGACCGGTGTCCAGACAGAGCAATTACAATTGGTTTACCAACGAGTCAACATCGCTTATCAAGCATTAGGTGACGATATGGCTGGCAAGCTAGCGGGGGCTTTCAGTCGCGGTTTAGTTGCAGGTTTAAATGCTCGCGAAATGGCTGCTATTCTTCAAAAAGAGTTGGATTTACCTCAAGCCCGAGCAAGGGCTATCGCAAGAACAGAGATTCAGAGAGCTCACCATTTAGGTAACATATCAGAATTAAAAGCTGCCAACATTGAAGGTGTCACTGTTATTGCTGAATGGAGCACTGCTCAAGATGGTAAGGTTTGTCGCGATTGTGCCAGTTTGGATGGTCGTTTATTTACGATTGATGAAATTGCACCTAAAATACCCCTACACCCAAACTGTCGCTGCGTAGCTATTCCATACATTCCAGGTGTGTCCGAAACACCTAAAAAGAAATCAAAAAAGGCTATGCAACAAATTGTTGCACCTGATCAGTTGACTAAAAAGGGCAATTTGAAAAAACCTCGAGGTTTTTTCCAAGAACTCCCTGGTATAGATAAACCACCACCATTCAGCCCAACAGATGCAGAGCGTCGCCAAGAGGTCGAAAATGATGGTGTTATTGCATTGAATTATATGATTAATTCACGCGATGTTAGTGCTGATATAGAAGATTTGATGAAGCAATATCCCGAAGTTGCAAAAATATTAAATCAGATATTGGTATTTGCTGAGAAATCTCTTCAATCAATTTATAAAACCACATTTACTCGTTTAGAGGGAAAAGTTAATAGCGAATTACTTCCATTATGTATACCAGGGAAAGATGGTCATCACGGTAAACAAGGTGAACCAGGTAAGGATGGTAAAGATGGACGTGATGGATTATCTATTCGTGGTAATCGAGGTGAAAAAGGTGATCAAGGTGAAAAAGGTGATCAGGGGGAAAAGGGTGATCAAGGGGAAAAAGGTGATCGAGGTGAGCGTGGTTTGCCGGGACCAAAAGGGTTGCCAGGTTTAACAGGTAACAAAGGTGACATCGGTCCAATGGGACTTATGCCTGATCACCAATTGAGAACTAATGATAAGAATCGCATTAGCGGTGTTAGATTCCAAAAACCTAATGGTAAATGGGGTGATTGGATCGGCCTCAATATTCCTAAGTTAAAAGTTAACAATGTCACAGATGTACAATTAGATCCACCAAGCAACCCAAAACGTATTCGCTTTTTAATTCGTGGTAAATGGACACCTTGGATTCGTTTGCGTGGTGGTTCAGGTGGTGGCATTGGTGACGCGCCAAAAGATGATAAAATTTATGGTCGTCAAAATGGTAAGTGGGTTGAAATCACTGGTGGAGGTGCAGACCCGATAAAATATTTTGTTGGTGATGCATCCCAAGGTGCTCAATATCAGAGTTGGCAAACAGCTATAAGTGAAGCAGAAGCTGCAGGTTTGCCAGCAGTTATATTACCTTTACCTGGTGTTTATACTGAAGATATAACTATTACAAAACCATTTATTTCAGTGCATGGATTTAGTAGTAGATCTGAAAGTATAACAAAACTCATTGGTAATATTACAATAAATTTAGATTCTACTGGTGGTGTGAATATACAAGGGTTTTATCATGAAGGAAGAGTGATAAAACAAGGAAGTCAAAAAACTGTTTCTTGGTTTAGTGATTATGAATGCTCAGGCTCTAGCTCAGATGGGGTTTTTCAATTAGAAAATATTAATGGTGGCTCAACTGTTGTTTTAGATACTAATGTAAGGGTTACGAATTTAGGCTCTGGACCTGTTATCAAGTCGACTAATGGGAATAGAGTTGATGGGGATTCTGTAAGAATAATTGCTTCAAGTTTTGCAATAGCTATCGATAGTAATGGTGCAGTAATATTAAATAATGCAACTTTACAAGGATCATTAGTATATACTGGCAACAATCCATTTGATGTAAATATAAAAGGTGGTGCAACTGATATAACTTGCTTGCAAGAGTGCATTGATCTAAGCGGTGCAGGCCCTAATGCCTCAGCTTTAGTTTCAAGCGGTTATTTTGTGAGCATTGCAAATAGCAATATTTTTGATGGCAATGTTACGTGGTCAAATGTTGTTATTCCAGATGGTTTTGGTGTAATTAATGAAACCATTGGGACACAGATGGCCAATAATGGTGTGAAGTTGCGTAGCGCTGGCGCTGGTGACAAAGCTTTGTTTGATGATGGTCAGTATAAACTTGTTACAGGGTTAACTTCTTACAGAAGAAAAGACCAAACCCAACGTGGAACTACAATTGAGCTGCCAAATACAGTCGAGTATTCTGATGATACAACATCACCCACATTTACGATTGATATAGAAAAAAGAGGATTTTAC